ACCGGATGGCCGCGCATCGGTGTACGCCCCCCCCCCCCCGCGGTCCCCCCCCTCCCGCGCGATCTTTAATTTGAATTAAAGATGGACCAGACGCTCTCGTCCAATCATAACGCGTCTGACGAGTCTATATATTTTAAACAACTTGGGCGCTAAGTTGTTGTGTGACCGTTATAAATTAAATATGATTTGGCCCACTGTCTTTAACTCAAAATGTCTAAGCGCGATGGCTCTTGGCGCTCTATCGCGGGAATGTCAAAAGTGAAACGCACTTTGAATTTCTCCCCTCGTGGAGGTGGTGGGCCGACAAGTTCAAGGGCCGCTGAATGGGTGAACAGGCCCATGTACAGGAAGCCCAGGATATACCGGACGCTAAAAACACCCGGAGTGCCCAGAGGCTGTGAAGGCCCGTGTAAGGTCCAGTCGTATGAGCAACGCCACGACATCTCTCATGTGGGAAAGGTCATGTGCATCTCCGATGTGACACGTGGTAATGGCATTACCCATCGTGTGGGTAAGCGTTTTTGTGTTAAGTCTGTGTATATCCTTGGTAAGATATGGATGGACGAGAACATCAAGCTCAAGAACCACACGAACAGTGTCATGTTCTGGTTGGTCAGAGACCGTAGACCCTATGGCACGCCAATGGATTTTGGCCAAGTGTTCAACATGTTCGACAATGAGCCTAGCACTGCTACGGTGAAGAACGATCTTCGTGATCGTTATCAAGTGATGCACAAGTTCTATGGCAAGGTGACAGGTGGACAGTATGCCAGCAACGAGCAGGCTATAGTCAAACGATTCTGGAAGGTCTACAATCATGTGGTCTACAACCATCAAGAGGCTGGCAAGTACGAGAATCATACGGAGAACGCCCTGTTATTGTATATGGCATGTACTCATGCGTCTAATCCCGTGTATGCAACTTTGAAGATCAGAATCTATTTCTACGATTCGATCACTAATTAATAAATTTTGAATTTTATTGAATGATTTTCCAGTACATGTTCGATATACGATCTGTTTGTCGCGAATCGTACAGCTCTAATTACATTGTTAATTGAAATCACGCCTAATCTATCTAAATATAAATTAACTAAGCGACTAAATCTAGCTAAATAAGTCGACCCAGAAGCTGTCATCGATATCGTCCAGACTTGGAAGTTCAGGAAGGCTTTGTGGAGATGCAACGCTTTCCTCAGGTTGTGGTTGAACCGTATTTGTATGGTGTATATCCTGGTGTTCGTGTACAACGGGTCCTCTACTTGGTACATCCTGAAATGTAGGGGATTTTCTATCTCCCAGGTATATACGCCATTCTCTGCCTGAGGTACAGTGATGAGTTCCCCGGTGCGTGAATCCATGACCGGTGCAGCTATGTGGAAGTATATGGAGCAACCGCACTCCAGATCAATCCGCCGTCTCTGATGGCCCTCTTCTTGGCTTGCTTGTGTTTCTGTTTGATAGAGGGCGGATGTGAGGGTGATGAAGAGCGCATTCTTCAATGTCCAGTTCTTGAGACCTGTATTTTCCTCTTTGTCTAGGAAGTCTTTATAACTGGCACCCTCACCTGGATTGCAAAGCACGATTGATGGAATCCCTCCTTTAATTTGAACTGGCTTGCCGTATTTGCAATTTGACTGCCAGTCCTTCTGGGCCCCCAGAAGTTCTTTCCAGTGCTTTAGCTTTAAATATTGCGGTGCGACGTCATCAATGACGTTATACTCCACTTCGTTTGAAAAAACTCGGGAATTGAAGTCCAGGTGTCCACTAAGGTAATTGTGTGGGCCTAATGCACGTGCCCACATCGTCTTCCCTGTCCTCGAATCACCTTCCACTATGATACTAACTGGTCTGTCCGGCCGCGCAGCGGAACCTCCTCCAAAATAACCGTCCGCCCACTCTTGCATCTCATCGGGAACGTTAGTGAATGACGAGAGTTGAAACGGAGGGACCCACGGTTCCGGAGCCTTTTGAAATATTCTGGTTGCGTTAGCAACCAGGTTGTGGTTCTGGAGGAAGAAATGTTGCGGTTGTTCTTCCCTTATTATTTGCAGAGCTGCCTCTGCTGAACCGGCGTTCAACGCCTTGGCATATGAATCGTTAGCTGACTGCTGACCTCCTCTAGCAGATCTGCCGTCGATTTGGAATTGCCCCCATTCGATGGTGTCTCCGTCCTTCTCGACGTAGGACTTGACGTCGGAGCTGGATTTAGCTCCCTGTATGTTCGGATGGAAATGTACTGACCTGGTTGGGGACACCATATCGAAGAATCTGTTATTCGTGCACTGGTACTTGCCTTCGAACTGTATGAGAACGTGGAGATGAGGCTCCCCATTTTCGTGTAATTCTCTGCAAACCTTGATGAACTTCTTGTTTACTGGAGTTGTTAGGTTTTGTAATTGGGAAAGTGCTTCTTCTTTAGTAAGAGAGCACTGGGGATATGTGAGGAAATAGTTTTTAGCTGAGACTTTGAAACGTTTAATCGATGGCATTTTTGTAATAATAAGGGTGTACCCCGGTTGAGCTCTCTCAAACTTTCTCATTCAATTGGGGTAATGGGTTACAATATATAGTATAACCCTCATTTACTGATTTGCTACACCGTGGCGGCCATCCGCTATAATATT